AGATAAGCCCGTTTGAAGTTCGCGAAATATATCGGGTACGCGCTGGCGCCGATGTCTGCCACGTTGTCGTCGATCTCAACAGGCTTACCGAGCAGGGTATCCGGCTGTCCTTCCAACAACCCCGGCCGCCACAGGTAGTTGCCCTCACCATCCTTGAATTTGCGGATATGGAGGAGGGTGTTGTCGTTCATGAGGAACGAAGCCCCGTTGCGGTAGATTGATTTCAATGCGTGCTGGAGATCAAACAGCTTATCAGCACTCGTAAACGTCGATGCAGCGCCGGAGGCAATATATCCGATCTTTCCCCAGGCATAAGACGCATTTGCCACTGTGTCGTATGCTTCCAGCCCTTTCGGTTCAGACACACCGTCGCCCTCGATGAAGGCCGCGCCTTCTTCCTCGGCGAATTCAATTGCTACTTCGTTGCCGAGCCATGCAGCTATATCAACGCTGGAGTCATCGAGTAGTTTCTGCGTCGCTGCGGGCATCGCGTAAATCTCTTTCGTGTTGATGGCGATCTCTTTAAGCGTCGGGGAATCGGTCTCAGACCGCGCACCCTTCTCGCCTACCCACCCGGAGGAAGCCCCGCCCTGGTTTACGAGTTTTTTGTAAGTGTCTGTCCCGATGGTGATCACGGAGGCAAGCCGCCGCATTGCAGAAGATACGCCAGCGATCCGGTCTATGGTCGCCGCCATTTCTTCCGGTACCGTGAACCCGCCTGCCGTGTCGTCCAAGGTAGACGCGGAGGCCTGCACCGCCAACTCAGAGAGGTTGCCCTCAATGCCCTTGCGGAACCAACCCTCAAAGGCTTTCGAGTACTCCGCCTTCGCCTGATCCAGTTCCGATGTTCCACCGCCAAATGCGCCGCGTCCGGCAACGGCTTCGAGGGCTTCAAGCTGCTTTTTCATCGCGGCAATCTGCGATATGTCCGCGTTGATCTTCTCCACCTTTTCCACAAGCAGCGGGTCAGCGTTGCCCTTCGTCTCGATCTCTTTAAGACGGTTGTCATTTTCTGCCTTGAACGTCTCGAATGACCGCCCCAGGTCTTCTATTACTTGATTGATATCCATTTTTACTTACCTCCTATTATCTGTTGTAGTTTCAGTATCTTGCCAATGTCTGCCTTTACGCTCCCAACATCGCGCTGGGAGTCGCCATTACTGCGTCGCGCAGCTATGGACTTCGCGAAAGATCGGCTTGCACCTGCATCACGCAGAGCCCGCTCAATCTCTTGTTTACTCAATGTCGCACCTTCCCGGTCGGCATCTTCCAGTTCGTCAGGAACGTTTGCGAAAATGGACAGGTCAAACTTTGCCTTTGCCGCTCCTGCATCCAGAACGGTATCGATCAGGCCCCTATCCTTGGCCTCCGCAGCCGTGAACCATGTCTCTTCTTTCATCATGGCCTTGAGTTCACGCTTGCCGATATTCGATTTGTCGTAATAGATATCCAGCATGTTCCCGCCGATCTTCTGGAGGATGTCGGCTATCTCTCTAAGGTCGTACTGGTTGCCAGCCGCCAGCACCCACGGATCGTGAATCATGTACATGGCGTTCTTGTGTGCCTGAACTTCGTCACCGGCGAGGGCGACTATGGAGGCCATCGACGCTGCCAGACCTTCAATCTTCGTGGTGACATGGGCCTCGTGGTCTTTGAGCGCGTTGAAGATCGCCACGCCGTCAAAAACATCTCCGCCCGGCGAGTTGATCCTGACACTGATATTCTTTGCCTTGATGTTTCCGAGGGCGCGGACAAGATCAAAGGCATCGTTATAAGGCCATCCGATCACGTCATAGATTATTATCTCCGCCGTCTCGTCGGTTTCTTTCGCTTCAATCCGGTACCAGTCGGGCTTTTCGAGTGATTTCCCCCAAAAGCGGGCGACAGCCTCAGCGTTCTTTTCACTCCTGTACGCCAGTTTCATTGTCTGTACCTCCGTTGTCCTTCACGGTGCTTGTCCTGGTGCGGTATTCATCCCCGCCGTCATATGGATTCATTTCTAAGAGTTCCCGGCACTCGTTCGGGTTCATGATTTCCTTGTCTATCGCAATCGAAAAACTATCCATCTGCTCCTTGAATGATCCGCGCTGAAGTCCTCGCATGACAAACTTTGCGTAATGGGTTCGCTTTTTGTCGTCAGGGATCAGGTCTCGCAGAATTGCCTTCTCAATAAATACGGTCCACGGCATAAGAGCATATTGAATAAACCCTATTGAAAACTGTTCCGCACTGGCAAAAGTAGGCGTTTTGTCCTCAGATGAAAGTATGGTCAGAGGCATACTGAGAAAAATGTCAACAAGTTCCGCTTTCTGATACTTTCTGAGCTCAATAAACTGGGCGTCCTTGGGGTCAATGACCACCTTTTGGTACTTCATGCCTTCCTGTAGCAGCATGAGGCGGTGTGATTTTCCGAGGCCGCTATATGTTTCGGTCAATGCACCCTGAAGATTCGAGTGTCCTTCTGGGGAGAGCTTCCCAGGGTGCTCAACAATCATTCCGGGGTGTGTCCCGCTTCCGAAATACCGCGCCCCAAACTCCTCAGAGGCCAACCCCAAAGCTATCGACTCACGAATGTATTGTATTGGATTGACCCCCATAAATCCGTTAATAGTCATCCCACGGATGTGCATGATTTCTGATCGTGGTACGTTTTTCAGCGTTCCATCAGGATATCTCAGCACATATGTGAGTCTGTATTTCTCATCCTGCTTGACTTCCTGTACAATCCCAGGGGCCAATGGAATTAACTCACGGACAGGCCCGGTCAATGACAACCCTCGGTTCTTCAGAGCAAAAAAATTGCCCCTTAATGGGAGGTGGTTCATCGCCATGCCCCAAAATTCCGGGGCGGTCATCCATTCATTAGGCTGATCATGAAGAAGGTAGTAAAGATCGTCATCGGTCGCTTTGAGTCTGTTCCGCCCATCAACCATCATAAGGTGACAAGGGAGCGTTCCGATGGCGCGGGATAGAACATTGACACATGAATACACTGTCGCCTGACGCATGGCTGTGTCGTTGGATACCGATACCCCGGATGCTGTTGACCCACCGCCGAACACAGACAAGATCAGCCGTTCAAGTTCGTGCGGGTTCATCGCTTTAGGTCGCGCCATCCGTGCGACGATGCCCATTATTTATCCCTCATCAGGTAGCCTATAATCATAAGCAGCACCCCGCACACCATGAACGCCAGCCATTGACCCCACTTCAAATAGAGGCCATAGCCGAGCATCCCAAGTCCGCCAAAGACGAAAATATCTCGAATATCAAAGGCGTTCCACAGCCCTTTGAACAGAGACGAAAAAAAGGTTCCTATTCTTCTAATTATTCCCACCGAATAACCCCAACCTCTGTTTTATGGTTGTGCTCGTGGTGAGATTATGACAGATTGTTTGATTTTTTCACGGACAGGACTGCCCGTAATGAACTACATGCAGTATATTTTTAATTTAAGACACCACAGATTGCGTCATCTGCTCCGCAACCTCGCGCCGGATTCTGAGTATCCGAGACGGCCCCACCCGCTCAGCCTCTATTTTCCCCTCCGCTATCCACGAATAGAGGGTACGGACGTTAATGCTGTAGTGTGCCGCCACTTCGTGTGGGGTGAGGTATCGCTTCTGCGGTAGGTCGGTCATAATCCCTCCTAGAACTGCATTGATTCAAGTATTTCCTCTTTCGTCATGCCTTCATATGCTGACGGCTCCGGCTGCTCCATCCGGTCCCGGCTCTTCAGTCCGAGACACATGGCCAGAGCTACCGCCCCGTCGATTCTAAACCGTGAAGCTGATTTGTCCAGTTTCCGGTTCCCGGCAGCGTCACTATGTGCCATTGCATTTGAGATGTTCCACGTCATACAAGCGTTGCCGTCGTGGATAAGTTTCCGTTCCAAGATAGAAACTTCCATTGCTTCAACTGCCTGGGTCATGGAAGCATACCCCTGCCCCCAGGGAACCATCCTGATTGCCCCCACCCGCGCCTCGTCTTTGCCGTCAACGTAAGCCTCAAGTCCGATTTTGCTCATGGCATTCAGAAGGTCGTCAATCCGCCACCGGTCAAAGGCAATGCCGAGTATGTTATATTCCACCGTTATCTTACCTATCCGCTCCGCCACCCAGTCATATTGAATCGCCCGGCCCGGTGTTGTCTCAATAACTCCCTGCTTCTCCCATACACTGTACGGCACACGATCTCGCCTTTCATGTTCAAGCAGTGTTTCTTTAGGCTTCCAGAACCACGGGCGGACCTTGTCATCTTCGCCAGCTGACACGGCTACCAGAGCCGTCAAGTCTGTCTTCCCGGACAGGTCCAGCCCCATATACACATCTGATCCTGGTTCGATCATCGCGTCGCCTACGCATCCTTCCCATTCTGCCCGTGGGATCAAAGGGGATTGCGCCTCGACTCTCTGATTACAATACAAATTCCTGAATGCGGCCTCGAAGGTCGGCATCCGCTGCGCCCGTTTCGCGGCTGTGGCCATTTCGGAACGGGAACGGAAGTCTCCGAGGGCAGGGTTGGCAAGTTTCCAGTTCTTTGGGTCGAAGACGTCAAGTTTATCGGGAATCTCGTAGAGGTGGCATACGGTCGTCGGATCGTTGCCCCGCAGACCGTCATCGATGAGCTGTGACAATATGTGCTGTGGGTCTTTCGCCTGGGTCGATATGACTATGAAAAGAGGTTCTTCTCCTTCCCCCATCCTGGCACCCATGGAAGTATCAAGCGCATCGTATAGCTCCCGGTTCTTTGCCTGTGCCAGCTCGTCATAAATGGCAATCGTGGGATTGAGTCCATACTTAGTCCCGGCCTCTGAACTTACAGCCCGGTAAATTGAGCCGTTTGAGAAGCAGACCATCGTCTTTGTGCTGTCAACGATCTTGATATAAGATTCAAGTTCCGGGTCTGATCTCACTATCTGAGCGGCATACTTGAAGATAAGAGAAGCCTGCTCCCTGTCGTTTGCCGCTGAGTAGATTTCCCCGTTTCTGACGGCTTCAGGTCCGACAAGGTGGGTCAATGCAAGGCAGGCTATCTCTACACTCTTTCCGTTTTTCCTAGCAACGGACAGTATCGCCCGGCGGACTAT